TGGTGCTGCTTTGCCCTTGTGGTGATCCCGCGCAGAGTTTTGCATTGCGCGGCTATTACAGCGATGAATACCCGGCTCCTAGCGAAGACCCGAATAAACACCTGCGTGTGTATAAGGACGGCGCGAGCGTCGAATATGACATGTCGGCGCACACGTTCACTATCACTCTGCCGGGTGGCGGAAAGACGATCATCAATGCAGCCGATCAGGCGACGGTTAATGCAAAGTCGGCGGACGTGAATGCGGATGCAATAACGCTCAACGGTGACACGACCGTTACGAAGTCATTGCTTGTTAAGGGTGCGCTAACGTTCGAAAGCGGTATGACCGGCAAGGGCGGCGCTGGCGGCGGCAAGACTATGCAAATCGAAGGGCCGGCCGATTTTTCGGGCGAGGTTCGCTCGCAAGGCATCAGCCTGCCGCATCACACGCACAAGGAACAGGGCGACGGTAACGACGTGAGCGAGCCGAAATGAGAGGACTTAACGCGGAGACCGGACACGAGGCGGTGGGAATCGACCACCTTTACCAATCCATAGACAAGATTCTGAATACGCCGTTAGGCACTCGCGTAGAGCGTCGCGAGTTCGGGTCTGAACTGCCCGACTTGAACGATTTCCCGAACAACGCGGCGTATCGAGTCCTTCTCTTCTCTGCTGTCGCCACGGCGTTGATGCGTTGGGAACCCCGTTTGAAGCTGACGAGCATTTCGCTTGATGCGCCGGGGATTGATGGAACACAAAACGTGAGCCTCGAAGGGGTCACGACAGAAACAGGCGAGCCTTTCAGTGCCGCATTCACTACAGGAAAGACGACATGAGTACGGCACCGATTGACCTTAGCAAGCTGCCGCCGCCTGAGATTGTCGAGCGGATCGACTATGAAGAGATTCTTTTCGAACTCAAGGCGAAGCACGTCAGCCTTTACCCGGTCGAAAAACAGGCGGAAATTGCGCAAGCGCTCGCGCTCGAAAGCGAGCCGATCAACATCACGTTGCAAGGCGTCGCCTATCGCGAATTCATGTTGCGTCAGGCGTTCAACGACCGCGCGCGAGGAATGCTGCTCGCGTTCGCTCGTGGCGGCAATCTGGAACACCTTGCCGCACTGTTTGAGATTGAGCGGCAGACCATCACGCCCGCCGATCCGGTCAACAACATACCCGCGGTCATGGAAGACGATGACAGCCTGTTAGAGCGCACGCAATTGGCCCCGCAGAGCTTCACATGTGCTGGACCTTCTGGCATGTATGTGTCGATTGCGCGCAATGCTGACGGGCAAGTTCTCGACGCATCCGCGATCAGCCCTGATCCGTGCCATGCAGTCGTTACAGTGCTGGCGCGAGACGGCAACGGAACGGCACAGCGAGGGCTGCTCGATACCGTGGAAGCGGCGTTGAATCCGAAGACCGTACGCCCGCTGTGCGACTTCGTGGACGTGCAATCTGCAAAGATCAAGACATACGGTGTGGCGGCTGAACTCGTGTTCTTTCAAGGCCCGGACCGCTCGCTGTCGCTGCAATCTGCAAAGACGGCTCTAGCGGCCTATGTGGCGTCGCTGCGCAAGCTAGGGCAGGCGGTGACGCTGGACGGCATTACCGCCGTGCTTCGCGTGGCTGGCGTCCAGAAGGTCAATCTGTCCAGTCCTACGGCAGACATTGCATGCACGCTTCAAGAGGCGACGTTTTGCGAGTCGATCAACATCACGGACGGAGGTTTGTATATCCCCGCCGATGGTGACTATTCGGGGCAGGCATGACGTTTAAATCTCTCTTGCCGCCGAACTCGACGATTCACGAGCGCGCACTGGAATTCGCATCGGCACGCGTTGGCGATATTCCAATACCGCTCGAAGCGTTGGGCGACGCTAACGCGATACCGCTTGAAATATTGCCGTACCTCGCGTTTGGTCGCGGCATCGATAGCTGGTCGCCGGACTGGTCCGAGCAAATCAAGCGGGCGCGCGTCGCACAGGCAATTCCCATTGCGCGTCGCAAGGGCACCGTAAGTGCCGTTGAGGACGTGGTTGCGGCGTTCGGCGCGAATATCGCTATCCGCGAATGGTGGGAACTTAACCCACGCGGTACGCCCGGAACATTTGACGTAGTGCTTACCGTATCAAGCCGTGACGGCAACGCGCCAACTGCTTCGCTTGTCGCTGACATCGTGGCGGAAATCGACCGCGTGAAGCCATTAACAAGGCACTACACATTCACGCAGGGCTTTCAGATGCAAGGATCAATCGGACTCGTCGGCGCTGCGCGGTTCGCCACGTATGCGCGACTCAAACTAACGGAGGCTTGGTAATGGCTGGCGCAGTAATCAACATCACGGACGCAGGGCGCGCGGCGCTGGTTGCGAACGGCAACACGGGCACGAATGCGCATCAGGTCGTATCGATCGGCATCGCATCCGCTGCTTTCAACGCTGCCGACAAGAGTCTCACGACACTGCCGAACGAATACAAGCGAGTTACCACGTTCGGCGGGAAGAACATCGCAGCAGACATGCTGCACATCACGCTACAGGACAATACCGCAGACCAATACACCATGTTCGGGTTTGGCCTGTATCTGGAGGATGGAACGCTGCTAGGCGTCTACAGTCAGGCGACCGCGATCATGGAAAAGTCGCCGCTTTCGATTCTGCTGCTGTCAACCGATATTCAGGTTGTGTCCATCGACGCCGCGCAAATCACGTTCGGCAACACGGAGTTCATCAATCCGCCCGCGACCGCCGATACGCTCGGCGTGGTTCAACTCGCGACGCAGCAGGAAGTCAACGCAGGGGCGGACACCGCAAAGGTGTTGACCGCAAAGACCGCCGCGACGCGATACGCGCCCCTGAGCGGCGCTATCTTCACGGGTGACGTTCAGGTGCCGTCCATCACTTCGAGCGGCTTGGCGCGCGTTCTGACGCCACCTGCGGCCGATAGTTCAAATGCAGTAGCGACGACTCAATGGGTGGTCGCCGCGATAGCGTCGGACTCAATCGGCCGCGTCGTATTCGAGCCTCGCACGATGCCTAGAGCCGGATATGCGAAGCTCAACGGCGTATTGCTGCGTCGTTCTGACTATCCGGCCCTATGGGCCTATGCGCAATCTGTCGGCTCTGTTGTTAGCGAGGCGGCATGGAATGCGGGGAACTGGGGCTGTTTCTCATCAGGCGACGGCGCTACGAACTTTCGCTTACCCGATCTGCGCGGCGAATTCATTCGCTGTTGGGATGACGCGCGCGGCGTCGATGCGAATCGAGGGATCGGCACCTATCAGGCTTCACAGAACCTCTCTCACACGCACGCGGCCACTGTTGCTGCTGGTGGAGACCATTCCCATTCGGCGTGGACAGACTCGCAAGGCTGGCACGGGCACCACGGCAACACCTATTCAATCGGCGATCACCAGCACTCGCTCGGCGCATTCGTGCCGCAAAGCGCAAACGACACCGACCGGGGCGGCCAATCAAGCACATTTTCCATTGATAACCCCGTTCAGCCGTGGACGAACCCGGCAGGCGCACACGGGCACGGTTTCGATACCGATGGCGCTGGCACGCACGGGCACAACGTGGGGATGGGCGCAAGCGGCCCGCACACGCACGCGGCAACCATCAGTGCGGATGGCGGAGCCGAAAGCAGGCCGCGCAATGTCTCCATGCTGGCAATGATCCGGGCTTACTGATGTACCGGCGACAGTCACAACGCAACGCAATTGGCGTGGTTTGCGCGTACGCGTAGCCTTGCCGTACCCGATATAACGGAGAAGGAAACAGACATGCTGATTCACCAGTACGACGCGACGACCGGACAATATATTTCAAGTCGACTCGCTGACGCGGACCCGAAGAACATCGGCCGCTGGCTCGTGCCTGCATTCTCGACGGACGCCCCGCTTCCGACTCGCGCGGCGCTGCAATGGCCGTTCTTTGTTGATTCTGCGTGGACGCTGAAGCCAGACTATCGCGGCGTGGTGCTGTATCGCACAGAGAACGGCGAACCGGCAGAACTGCTTATGGCTGGCGTAACGCCGGAAGAAACCGGTCTGACATTGACGCCGCGCCCGTCCAGTCAGCATTCGTGGATTGGTGGGAAGTGGGAACTCGACCCGGCAATCGTTGCGGCAAACGTACGCGCATCGGCAATGGCTGAATTCGATAGGCGCATGGCTCTCGCGCGAGAAATAAATGCCGGTAAATCCGATGCCTACGCGGCTGGCCTGCTTTCACGCGAAGAAGCGTACTACTTCCGGGCATGGTCGAAGTATCAACTTGATCTGGTTCGCGTTCTGCAACGCCCTGACTTTCCGGCCTCAGTTGATTGGCCGGCCGATCCCGTTGGCTATGAAGAGGCCAGCGCGCCCGCGATGGCCGAATACGCCATGCGCATTGCCAAGGCCGCGACGTTCACGGATGGCAAGGCGGACGACTTTGCAGACGGAAAGCTGTCGGACAAAGACGCCTACAACTACCGTTCGTGGTCCGATTATGCGGACGTGTGTACGCGCGCCCTCGACAGGGAGACCTTCCCGTTTGATGTCAAGTGGCCCGATGAGCCTACCGAATACGTTGACTCACACCCTGCAGTAAATCAACCGGCGACGGGTAACGCGGCTTCGGAATAATCACAACCCCGCTTCATTCAACGCTTCACTTTCTTATATAAAGGACTCCTAATGCCCGCTGATTACTTTCATGGCACACGCGTTATCGAAATACCGGGCGGTGCGCGCCCTATCCGTACCATCGCGACCGCAATTCTCGGCATGGTCTGCACGGCTAGCGACGCTGACGCCACGGCGTTCCCGCTTAACAAGCCCGTGCTGCTCACCAACGTTCAGCAGGCGATTGGCAAGGCCGGAAAGCTCGGCACGCTTGCGAAGGCCCTGACGGCAATTGCGGCGCAATCGAAGCCGCTCACGGTCGTGGTGCGCGTCGAAGAGGGCGAAACATCGGCAGAGACGGACTCGAATGTCATCGGCAATACGCTGCCCGATGGAAGCTATACGGGCCTGCAAGCGCTGCTGTCCGCACAGTCGCTGCTAGGCGTCACGCCCCGCATTCTCGGCGTTCCTTATCACGACACGGAGCCGGTTGCGCAGGCGCTGGCGGGCATCGCTCAGAAGCTGCGCGCTTTCACGTACGTGAGCGGAAACGGCGCTACGCCAATCGGCGGGCAAACGGAAGTCACGAAAGAAGCCGTGACTTCGTACCGGAAAAAATTCGGTCAACGCGAAGTCATGGTGATCTGGCCGGACTTCACTGGGTTCGACGTGAATGCACAGGCCACGGTGGACGTGTCGGCGGTTGCCGTCGCAATGGGCCTGCGTGCGAAGCTCGACAACGACATTGGCTGGCACAAGAATATTTCGAATGTCGCCGTGAATGGTGTAACGGGCATCAGCAAGGCCGTTTCGTGGGCGCTGCAAGACCCGGACACCGATGCAGGCTACCTCAACAGCAACGATGTAACGACCCTGATCCAGAAAGACGGGTTCCGCTTCTGGGGTTCGCGTACGTGTTCGGACGATCCGCTGTTTGCATTCGAGCAATACACGCGTACGGCGCAAGTGCTGGCCGACACGATGGCGGAAGCTCAGATGCTATACAACGACAAGCCGCTGTCGGCGGGCCTCGTGCGCGACATGATCGAAGGCATCAATGCGAAGCTTCGCGCGCAGACCACGGCAGGCTACCTGATGGCGTGGTACGACGAAGCGGAGAACGAAGTAACGGACCTCAACGCGGGCAAGTTCATCGTTTCGTATGCGTACACGGCTGTCCCGTCGCTGGAAAACATCACGCTCAACCAGCGTGTGACGGACACGTACCTGATGAACTTCGCATCGACGGTCAACACAGGTTCGTAAGCCTTAACAAGACAACGGCGGGCGCGGATTATATTCGGCCCGCAAACTTCACCTGACAGGAGAATAAAACGATGGCATTGCCTAGCACACTCAAAAACTTTCTCGTCTTTCTGGACGGGAATAACTACATGGGCGAGGCGCAGGAAATCGCGCTGCCCAAGCTGACGCGCAAAATGGAAGAGTATCGCGGCGCGGGCATGGGCGGTTCGATCGAACTCGACCAAGGCATGAGCGTTATGACGCTCGACGCGACCTATGGCGGATTCATGAAAGACGTGTTCGCCAAGTTCGGCGCGTTGCAGCACGACGCAGTACAGATGCGCTACTCGGGCGGGTATCGCCGCGAAGGCGATGCGAAGCACGACACCGTGGAAATCATTGCGCGAGGCCGAAACAAAGAGGTCGATATGGGCAGCGCGAAGGCGGGCGACACCACGCAATTCAAGACGACGATGACGCTCACGTATTACAAGCTGTCGATCAATGGCGCGGTGCTGTACGAAATCGACGTGGTGAATATGATCGAGAAGAACGGCGGCGGCGACCTCATGTCTGACCTGCGAAGCGCGCTCGGCCTGTAACACCTGACGTGCCTGGACGGAAACCGGGCACGCATCACCACACCTTTCTTTCTTAGCTGTGCTTTTGCACTCGAACAGGATTATTCAAATGGAAAACACGAACACCGGCACCGTCGAACTCGATACGCCCATCAAGCAGGGCGACAACGAAATCAAGTCTCTTACTCTGACGAAGCCGAACGCAGGCGCGCTGCGAGGGACGACGCTCAATGCGCTCGTGAATCTCGACGTGGATTCGCTGGCGAAGGTGCTGCCGCGTATCTGTCAACCGACCATCACCGAAATGGACGTGCGTTTCATGGACCCGGCTGACCTCGTGCAAGTGGGGGTCGTGTTCGCCGGTTTTTTGTTGCCGAAGCGGGCGAGCTAGAACACGGCGCGCCCAACCGCGTCGAAGACGCGATGGCAGACATTGCAGTCGTGATGCCCGGTATATCACTTCGCGACATGCAGGAATTCACGTTGACAGAACTTGCCGAATGGCGCGAACGGGCGCGCATCAGGCACACAGGAGGGAATGAGTAATGGCTGGTAGCGACCTAAAGTTACAGGTGCTGTTCAAGATGATAGACGGCGCTACCAAGCCCCTTAAAGACATTCTCACGGGGCAGAAGGGCGTAGCCAAGTCCATGAAGGAATCGCGCGACGAACTCGCCAAGTTCCAGAAGGCGCAGAAAGACGTAAGCGCGTTCGCGACCATGCGTAAGGCGCTCGATAACACGTCCAAAGGCGTAGCGGATGCAGAGGCCAAAGTAAAGGTCATGGCGAAGTCGCTGCGCGCGTTCGGCCCGCCGTCTCAACAGATGGTTGCAGACCTCGCCAAAGCCAGGCAGGCGGCAACCAAGCTGCGCGCCGAAGAAAAGCAGCAGACGGCGACCGTCGATCAGATGCGCGAAAAGCTCAAGTCGGCGGGAATCGATACGACCAACCTTGCTTCGCATCAGGTGCAACTCACCAAGTCGATCAAGGAAGCGACTGCTGCTCTCTCCGCTCAAATGGGACGGCTCGATGCGATCAACGCCAAAGAATCGGCTATGAATCGCGCGCGGGCCAAAATGAACAAGGTGCAAGGCGTCGCTGGCTCTATGGCAATCGGCGGGTATGCTGCGCGCGCGACGGCATCGCACATCGGGCACGACCTTGGCGAGACGCTGGACGAGTCCAAAAAGGCTGAAAACGAGGCGAACCGAATCGCTACGTTGAATGTTGGTCCGAACGTTGTTAAGGAGGCACAGGAATTCTCCAAGGGTCTGCACATCGCAGGCAACAGCTTCACCGACAACATGCAGCACTACCGCGACGCCGTGACGATCTTTGCTGACGCGCACCACGCAGAAATGGCCGTGCCCATCATGGCGAAAATGAAGACCATCAACGCCAGTATGTACGGCGAAGAGGGCGGCGCAGAGCACGATGAAGTGTTGCAGCGCATGCTTAAGGTGATCGAGATTCGCGGCGGCACGAAGTCGGAGAAGGACTTCAAGGACAACGCCGATATTATTCAGAAGGTCATAGGCTCGACAGGCGGGCGCGTTGGTCCTGAAGAGTGGATGCACATGATTCAAACCTCGAAGGTCATGGGGAAGCTCATGACGCCTGACGCGTTCTTTAACGTCATGGAGCCGATGGTGCAGGAAATGGGCGGGCACGGTGTTGGTACGGGCCTGTCCGCGATGTATAACAACCTCGAACAGGGAAAGACGACAGTTCGTGCCGCGCGTGAGCTGGTGCGCCTCGGCGTGGTAGACAAAAAGGGCGTTATTTATAACAAGCAGGGCGACGTAAAGGGCTTCAAGGCGGGCGCACTGAAAGACGCTGATTCGTTCAAGGCGAACCCTTTCGAGTGGATGCAAAAAACGCTGTTACCGGCGATGGCAAAGGCCGGAATCACCGATCAGAAAAAGATTCTTGATGAATTCGGCACCATCCTGACGAACGGCACGGGCGCTTCGCTCATGTCGAATTTCTATTTGCAGCAGCAGCAGATACAGAAGTCAGCAAAGCTCAATCGCGGTACGGATGGGATGGACAAGCAATACGAGCGCGCTGCTGATTCGACGCAGGGCAAAGAAGCCGACGCGCTCGCCAAGGTGCGCGACTTGAAGCTTGAAATCGGGCAGTCGGTGAGTCCGTTGTATAACGCAGCGCTATCTACGACTTCGGACGTTCTTAACAAGGTCGTTGGCGTGATGCGCGAGCACGAGACGGCAACCAAGGTGCTTACTGTTTCATTGGCTGTGCTGGCGGGCGTGTTGGGCGCTGGCGGAACGATTGCAATAGCCATCGCTGGCGTATTGGGTCCGCTCGCAATCGCCAAGTTCGCTATATCGGCGCTCGGCATTGAAAGCAGGTTCCTGCTCGGCTCTCTTCGCTTGGTTCCCGCTGTATTCGGCGCGATTGGTAGCGCGGTAGGCATCCTGTCAAAGCTGCTGATGACTAACCCTTGGGGCATCGCGTTGACTGTGCTTATTGGCTCTGCCGTACTGATCTATGAGAATTGGGACAAGATTGTCGCAAAGATTAAAGAGGTCGGTGAATACCTGAAAAAGGCGGCCGCTTCGTGGTTCGGCAAGGGTGGAATAGGTGTAGACGTGTCGGATTCTGGCGTGGGCGTTGAGGGCGTGCCTATCAATGTCGATCAGCGTCCGACCGTGACCGCTGCGCCCGCCGCGCCCATGAGCTACACGAGCCAAGACACGTATCACGTTCAGATTCATGACGCGAGCGACCCCAAGGCGGTAGGCGATGAAGTGAAGCGGCAACTTGCTGCGCACGAGCAGCGCAAGCGCCTTGCCGCGTATAACCGTTTGAAGGATTA